GGCATTGAGGTGCGGGATGTCATCGAGAAGTTGGTAAATAAGATTCCTCCTGTTTCCCGTGACTATGGTGGTCTATTCACTGCTGACTATGTACAGATGATGCAATACCTGATGCGCTTCATGGACAAGAATGGTGTAGAAGACTTGAAGAAAGCTCGTTGGTATTTAGACAAGCTAATTGATAGCTATGACAAACCTGACTTTTGAAGAGTTGAAAGAAAGACTTGTGATGCTGGATGAGGTTACAATACTGGAGATATTAAATATCAATAGTTATGACCTTGTTCAGCGTTTCGAAGATATGATTGAAGATAATAGAGATAAACTAGAAAGAGAGATTGAATGACCACAGATACATTTACAATGATGCCCTATAACCACTATATCGCTAAGAGTCGCTATGCACGATTCTTGGATGATAAAGGTCGCCGTGAGCATTGGCCTGAGACAGTAGCTCGTTACTTTGACTTCATGGAGAAACACCTGAAGAAGAACCACGACTACACATTGACAGGTGAACTTCGTAACAAACTGCAGACTGCTGTTACTGACCTTGATGTCGTGCCTTCTATGCGTAGCATTATGACAGCAGGCGATGCCTTGGAGCGTCAGAACATTGCAGGCTATAACTGTTCTTACTTGCCTATTGATGATCCTAAGGGCTTTGATGAGGCTATGTACATTCTCCTGTGCGGTACAGGTGTGGGTTTCAGTGTGGAGCAGAAGTATGTTAACAAGTTGCCAGAGATTCCAGAGAAGCTGTATGATAGCAACACTGTGGTTGTCGTTAAAGACTCCAAAGAAGGATGGGCTAAGGCACTTCGACAAGTTATCTCCTTGCTATATGCTGGTGAAGCGCCTAAGTGGGACGTATCTGCGGTACGGGCTGCGGGGACAAGGCTTAAAACCTTTGGTGGACGAGCTTCTGGCCCGGAACCACTCGTTGACTTGTTCAAATACGTGGTTTCTAAGTTCAAATCCGCAACTGGTCGTAAACTTACTTCACTTGAAGCGCATGACATCTTGTGTAAGATTGGGGAAGTCGTTGTGGTTGGTGGAGTACGGCGATCAGCCATGATTAGTTTGTCTGACCTTGGTGATGATCGTATGGCCCACGCTAAGGCAGGTAACTGGTGGGATGGTAACGGTCAACGTGCCTTGGCTAACAACAGTGCAGTGTATGAAGTAAAGCCCGATGTTGGGCAGTTTATGCGTGAATGGAGCAGCATTTATGAAAGTCATTCGGGAGAGCGCGGAATCTTTAATCGCTATGCTTCGGAGCTTCAAGTTGCAAAGAATGGTAGACGAAAGCCTGATCAAGAATGGGGTACTAACCCATGTTCTGAAATTATTCTTCGCCCTTATCAGTTTTGCAATCTTTCCAGTGTTATTGTTCGTAGCACTGATACTCTGGATCGACTTCGGGATAAAGTGGCTATGGCAACTATTCTCGGGACGTTCCAATCGACCATGACTAACTTCCCATACCTGCGTAAGGTGTGGCAGACAAACACTGAAGAAGAGCGTTTGTTGGGTGTGTCTATGACAGGCATTATGGATAACTCTTTGTTGAATGATCCTGATAACCTTGAACTTCCTACTATCTTGGAGAACTTAAAGAATGTTGCTATTGATGTTAACGCTGAGTATGCTGACGCTATCGGGATTAATCGTTCTGTTGCTATTACCGCTATCAAGCCTGAAGGAACTGTGTCTCAGCTCACCAGCACTGCTAGTGGTATTCACCCTCAGCACTCTGAGTACTATATTCGCCGTGTACGATCTGATAACAAAGACCCTCTGACTAACTTCCTGAAGTCTCAAGGGTTCCCTTCAGAGCCATGTGTGATGAAGCCTGAGAGCACTACAGTGTTTAGTTTCCCTGTAAAGGTTGCTGAAGGTGCTGTGTTGCGTGAGGACTTGAGTGCTATTCAACACTTGAAGCTGTGGTTGATGTATCAGCGTCACTACTGTGAGCATAAGCCTTCTGTTACAATCTCAGTGTTGGAGCATGAGTGGCCTGAAGTTGGTGCATGGTGCTGGAAGAACTTTGATGAGATTACAGGTGTTAGCTTCTTGCCTATGGATGGAGGAACTTACCGACAAGCTCCTTATGAGTCCTTTGACGAGAAAGGTTACGAAGAGATGTTAGCAATTATGCCTAAAGGTATTGATTGGGATCAGTTCATTGAGAATACCGATAACGTAGAAGGTGCTCAGACTTTGGCTTGTACAGCAGGTGGTTGTGAGATTTCCTTCTGATAAAGACAAGATAATCTATTGGGCATTGCGGGTGGTCGAGATGATCACCTGCATTCATATTATTGCAAATACGTGGAGGCATTGGAATTAATGGCGACTAAACAACTGAATCGAGCTATTCCTGCAAAGGAACTAACACCTCGTGAGAAAGTCAGCAACAGCTTGAAGTTAAAGCTAGATGATATGACAGTCATTAAGCCCAAGACTGAGAAACAGATGGACTTCTTTGAGGCCTACCAAGCCTCTAACTACTTCATGGCATTGCATGGTGTAGCTGGTACAGGTAAGACATACATTGCCTTGTACAAAGCCTTGGAAGAGGCTATGGATCGTAACAATCCCTTTAACAAGGTGACTATCATTCGTAGTAGTGTTCAAGGTAGGGACATGGGATTCTTACCGGGAGATGCTGATGAGAAGATGGAAGTCTACATTCAACCTTACCGTCAAATATGTAGTGACCTGTTTAAGCGTAAGGATGCTTGGGATAGATTGGTAGAGCAAGGACATATTGAGTTTGTCTCTACATCGTTTATCCGAGGTACTACCTTCTCCAACAGCATCATTGTTGTGGATGAGGTTCAGAACATGACGTTTGAGGAACTGGATACAATCATTACTCGCGTTGGTGATAAGTCTAAGATTATCTTTTGTGGCGACTACCGACAGACTGACCTGAAGAAGAAGGATGACAAGAGTGGTATCTTAAAGTTCTTTGACATTGCAGGACTGATGAAAGAGTTTATTCGTATTGAGTTCTACATCGAAGATATTGTTCGTAGCTCATTGGTTAAGAACTATATTATTGCTCGTGTTAAATATGAGGATGGTGAATGACTAAAGCTAACGAAAACATTGAAGAACTAATGATGATGATGCCTGAGCAGAAGGGTCTAATCCGAACTCTGACACAGCAAATCAATACACATCTAGTGTTCATTGACGATGACATTACATCTCCTAGTAACTATCGTGATGTGATCCATTGCTTAGCTACCTGTAGTGAGAATGATTCTGTTAATCTACTTGTTAATAGCTCAGGAGGTCGTACAGACTCTATCTGGCAAATCATTGAAGCTATGAAGGGATGTCGAGGTGAAGTATCTGTTACGGTTATCGGTGCAGCGTATAGTGCTGCCAGTATGTTGGCTTGTATGGCTCCTGAGTGCTACATTGCTGACAGTGCTGAGTTTATGCTTCACACTGCCCACTATGGTTCTATCGGGACTGTGCCTAACGTTAAAGGACAGACTGACTTTGCTACGAGACAGATTAACCGATTACTTGATCAAGCTTACACAGGGTTCCTGACAGACAAGGAACTGAGTGAACTTAAGAATGGTAAGGAGTATTGGTTTGATGCTGAAGAAGCAGGTAAACGTATGGTACGTAGGTATCGTTACTTGAGTAATCTTAGTAAGCCTTACAAGCCTAAGAAGATTAAAGTTAAAGCTGAAGTAGAATGAAAAAGGCCCGTTAGAGCGATGAACTCTAACGGGCCTTCTTTGTTTACTGCTCTGATAACTGTGTACGACAAGTCTTCAAGGCTTCTCTGAGGATGTCTGCTTTGGCAGCTTCCCCGATAAGAAACTCTGCATCCTGTCGGTAAAGTTGTTCTCCAGTGCTTCCTGTTCCTGTGCAGACAGGGGCACTACTAGCTTCTTTAACGGTAGGGACGGTAACGGGTCTCTCTGTACGCTGGCGCAACCCACTAACGATAGTAGCATGACGCTTATTAATACTCTTGATAGCATCTTCTTTGTCCTTGAGTTGTTCAGTGAGTTTAACCTTGTGTTGTTCCTGTTGTTCTAAGACTAAGGTTTGTTGTTGTTGTCTGTACTTGATGAACTTTGTAGCTTCTTTGTCTACTCCTGCTCCATACGACAACCACCCTGCAATAGTTATAGAACATAACCAAATCACAATGACAGCGATGATCTTATACATTACCCATACAGAGTTTATATTCCCTCTGTCTCCTGTGTGTTAAGCCTTTGAGAGGCTGACCTTGAAACTTATCCCATTTAAGAATCTCTTTACAAGCTCCTTCATAGTCATAAGTCTTAAGCTTCTTAACAAGGGTAGAGTTACAGAAAGCTCCTGTACCTATGTTGTAGGAAAGTGATACATAAGCATCAAACTCATACTGGAACAAAGGCACATTAGCACATCTCTTAACACCCTCTGAGAACTTATCAGCATCCTGCAACAACCTCATCAAAGCTCTCTCAGGGGTGATAGTGTCACCTCTCTTAACTCCCTCAGTAGTACCGAAGCCTATCGTTGGAACATCACCGGGAACAGGGATAACTGCTTTGGAAGTAAATCCTTCCTCCAGAGCTATCCCTACTAACACGGCTGCTGATAGGTATAATGAAGTAGCGGCAGGACGTATCATGTTTCAGCTTTAGTTACATCTTTGTAGATACTGTACAGCTTATGAGCAATCATTAATACCGTATAGATTAAGGTACACCAAAGTAACAATTCAGATACTTGATAGCCTGCTACGGTTGCTAGAGAGACAGTGATAGGAGCAGAAGCCTTAGCTGCCATTCCTGTTGCTGTCTCAGTTGTAGTATGTGCTAAATCCGGCATTGTTACTCCTGAGGTTGTGTCGGTAAGCCTGATAACATTCCACGCCAAGATAAGTTAGGTGGAATCTGAGGTAATTGACCTGAAGCAATATTAGACATCAGTTGGTTTACGCCTCGCTGACGTAAAGCACCTTGAAGCTTATCTGCTCCAAAGCCTAAGCCTGCAACACTAGCAGCAGCCACAGGGTTAGCGAAAGAGCCTGCCACTGTACTTGCCTGCATCAAGGCGCTACGCTCAGGGTTTAAACGTGCTACTAAGGACAGTAAGGGATCAGCAACAGGGCCAGAAGCTACACTCTTAATAGCATTCTTCTCACGCTCAGTAAAGAACCTCATCTTGTCTTTGTTAGCAGCAAGGTTAATCAACTGCCTACGAATCAATTCACCTTCAGAAGCCTTAGGATCAAGAGCACGGGCTTCAGCTACGTTAAGAGCATCTTCCAAGACAGTAGCACGAGAGAGATTACGCCAATCCTTACGGGCTTCTTGAACTGATTTAACTGCTGTACCAATGTTGCCTTGACCTGCGATAACATCCTTACCACCAAGCTTAGTGATATAATTATCAAACTCAGACACAGCCTGACCTGCATACTTACGTGTAGCAGCATCTTTAGATGTCTTTAGGTCTACCAAAGCAGAACGCATCTGTTCAAGTTTAGTGAAAGATACTCGCTGAGTACCTGTCATGTCTCTAACTTGTTGCAACACCTGAGCTACAGGTTTGTGGGAATCAAGCTGAGGATTAAAGTTATCCTTCTTGAGAGCAGATTCAATACTATCAAAGTTATCCAAGACACTCTTAGGCTTTAAAGCAACACCTTGCTCTTCAACAGTAGCATAAGCTTTCTGAGCACGTTGTTTAATCTGATCTAATGTGATCATAGGCTGACGTTCTGCTGTAGCTGCCGAAGCACCTTTAGCAGCAGTACCACCAACTACAGCACCTGCTGCAATACCTGCGATAGCACTTAAGAGAGGGTTCTCAGTAGCTTCTTGAACAACATCTGCTGTTGCTTGACCTGCCATACCACCAGCACCTGCTGCGGCAGTCTGTTGGAGTAAGTTCTGACGCAAGGGAGCTAATGCAGCAGAAGTACCTGATAGTGCAGCCTGAGCAGGAACACCTGCCATAGCTGATGCACCTGTCTGAACTGCTCTCTCCAGTGTTCCTTGAGGCTCAGGTAAACCTGCTGCTGTCATTAACTGCTGTACACCTTGAGTAGGTGAACCCATTACTTGACGACCAGCTAACATATTTACACCGGCAGCGACAGGTTCAGCCATCATAGCAGGAACTGCTGTTAAACCTGTAATGCCTGCACGTGCTGTAAGACCTAACTGACGACCTGCTTCCTGCATCATGCTACGCTGTTGAGGCTGCTGTGATTGCTGGTTGTAATTCTGCTGAGCATAAGCCAATATCTGCTCTTGTGTCGCACCTTCAGGGGCTGTAATCTCATACTCCTTACCGTCAGGAGCAGTAACAATAAATGTAGCCATTATCTGTCCTTATGGTTTAGGGCGAATAGACCAGTTACCTGTAGCAGGAGCGCCAGCGGCAGCACCAGTAGGAGTAGCAGCCTGAGGTTGTTTAGTCTGTAAGAACTGTTCTAAAGTCAAAGGCTGTTGGCCTTGCGTTGTACGAATCCAGTTAGAATAATGATTCTCAATCTTATTCAAGTTTTTCTGAAGTTCTGCCTTAGACTGTCCAATCTCTAATGAACCGACAGTAGCTTGTAAAGCCTGCAATTCTTGTACAGCAACCTGACCAAGAGCACCGCCTGTAGGACTAGCATCACGCATCTGTTGCAGACGATCAAAACCTAAGTTAGCTTTGAGAGTCAACAACTGTTCCCGTAAGTCGAACGCTGTAGTGTTGGGAACAAAGGAAGCACCTTTACCGACAAGACCAGTAGTCATGCCTGTTACAAGGCCCGAAGCAGTCTGTACGTCAGAAATAACCTTAGAAGCATGATTGACAGCAGCTTGCTTAGCTTCTTCCTTCTTTTCAGCTTTATCAGCCTGCTTAGACTTAAGCTCATCTAATCGAGTCTGAGCAATTTCACGCTGAACACTAGTCAAAGCAGAACGATTAGCGTTTGATGCAGCAGCTAATTGCTGTTTAAATTCCATGTCCCGTTGTTTCTCACGCTCACGAGTCTCAGCCTTCTCACGCTCTAACTCAGCTTTAGCAATACGATTAGCTTCTGCTGTTTGTCTACGCTCTAATGTCTTAAAGATGTCATCAGGTTTACCATACTTACGGACAACAGCTTCAACAGCTTTATCGTCAGCACCCATAGGCAGAGCAGCTAACTCAGCACGTAACTGTTCATCCTTAGCTTCACCACGGAGAATCTTACCTTCTTCAGCCATAGCTTTAGCAGCTTGAGCTTGTTGGCTCATCTGACGAGACTGCTCTGTCTGTAACTTAGAGGCTTCCAAGTCCATAGCAGCAGCACGTTGAGACAACTGCAATGCCATGTCAGGGTCTTGTGTACGTAAGGCATCAGCCATCTGACGCAAGCCTGCAGCAGTGTTAGTGTTATACTGACCTGCTAACTCACGGAGCTTAGTAGCTCTACGAATCAT